GCGCCGAAGGCGCAATCCGGTTTCCCGGGCGATCTGCCCGATCCTGACATTGCCGCCAATGATGGCGCTGGCGGCGATACCAATCAGACCGAGGCCGACAAGATCGCGGCCCGGGCTGTCGCGGCGGCCGGTGTCGGTGCGTCCTGATCGCGTTTGCCGGGGGCTGATCGCCTAGACAACCGGCCGACGTTTTTCTCAATCCTGACAAAAGGGAAATCTCATGAATCCGCAAATCAATCAGGATGCCGCTTTCGATCCGAACGGCATTCTCACGCGCACCGATCGCACCTATGCCGTCACGGGCACGGTGCTGTCGGGCAATTCCGTTGTCGCGGGCGAAGTGCTCGGCCGCGTCGCGCTCGACGTGTCCGCGACGGCCTCGGCCGATGGCGGCAATACCGGCGACGGCACCTTTGGCGCTGTCACCGTCAATGAGGATGCCATTCTCGGCGATTACATTGTCGAGATCATCGAGGCCGATACCGATGCCGGTAATTTCAAGGTCATCGATCCGAACGGCAACCGCCTCGATGACGGTGTCGTCGGCACCGCCTATTCGAATGATCACCTCGGCTTCACGCTGGCCGATGGCGCCGCTGATTTCGTTGTCGGCGACAAGTGGACGATCACGGTCGAGGCTGGTTCGCTGAAATACAAGCGCTCGCTCACCGCTGCGACCGATGGATCCAATGTCGCCGTCGCGATCGCGGGCGAGGCGATCGATGCCTCGGCCGCCGATGCGGCGGGCGTGATCTACCTGGCAGGCGATTTCGATGAGCGCCAATTGACGTTCGGCACTGGCCATTCGGCCGACAGCCTGCGCCATGCGTTCGCCGCGCGCGGCATCTTCCTGCATCCGAGCGACGCCTAACGGCCCGCCGTCTCCCGCGAGCCTCGCTCGCATTGTTCAAGAAACCGGCTTCGCGCCGGTTTTTTTGTGCCTGAATCAAGAGGAAAAAGGCCATGAATATTTATGAAACGACGGCGCTGGTCGGCGTCGTGCAACGGATCCGCACGCCGCACACGGCGCTGCTCGATCTGTTTTTTCCGCAAACGGTGGAATCCGACGAGGAGGAAATCGCCTTTGATGTCGAGGTCGATAAGCGCCGCGTCTCGCCCTTCGTCTCGCCGCTGATCGCGGGCAAGGTCGTGCAGTCGAAAGGCTTTTCGACCAATCGTTTCAAGCCCGCCTATATCAAGGACAAGCGGGTCATTGATCCGAACCGGCCCTTGCGCCGTTCGGTCGGCGAAATGGTCGGCGGCAATCCGGCGATGTCGGCGGCCAATCGCGAGGAGGCCAATGTCGCTCGCGAGCTGGCCGACCAGGTCGATAATTTCCAGATGCGCCTTGAGCTCATGGCGGCTGACGCCATGCTCGATGGCAAGGTCGTCGTCACCGGCGAGGGCTATGATTCCGTCGAGGTCGATTTCGGCCGTCACGCGGATCTCACCCAAACGCTGCTGACAACGGCCCGGTGGGGTGAAAGTGGTGTCTCGCCGCTGGCCAATATCAACACCTGGCGCCGGTCGGTCCTGGCCAAGTCGGGCGCCCGCGTCACCGATATCGTCATGGGGCCGGGTGCGATTGATAATTTCCTGGCCGATGATTCGGTTAAGGACATCATCAATACCGATTATCGCGGCAATGATTCGCTGATCAATCTCGCGGCCTCGATCGGTGAAGGGGCCGAGCTGCAAGGCCAGCTCGGCGCGGGCGGCCCGAATGTCTGGGCTTACTCGCAAACCTATCATGACAGTGACGATTCCGAGCAGAATGTGCTCGGCGATCACCAGGTCGTCATGGGCTCGCGCACGCAGACCGGCGGTGTGCGCTATTTCGGCGCGATCCGCGATCCGAAGGCCGGATATCAGGCGATGGCCTATTATCCGAAATCCTGGACCGAGGAAGATCCGCCGGTGCGCTTCCTGATGCTGCAATCGGCGCCGCTGGTCGTGCCGACGCGGATCAACTCGACGTTCGCCGCGACGACGCGCTAACGCGCCCGTCACGCCGATCTTGACGGCGGCGGCGCCTGTCTCTCCGGCGCCGCCGTCTTTTTCCCTGTCATTGAGGTATCAGAATGAGCCTTCGCAAATATCATGTGGCCAAGGGTCACACGCTGGTCATCGCCAAGGGCGATCGCCGCTCCGAATTTCAAACCGTCGCGCTCGATCCGGCGGATCCGGCAACCGCGCAATTGATCGCGGCCGGATCAATCAAGCCGGGCCCGGGCCGCGACGAGACCGAGGCCGATCAGGCCGAGCTCGCCCTGGCGGGCGATGAATCGATCGCCGAGGCGCTGCCTGCGCCGGATGGTGCGCCGAAATCGGCCAAGCCGACCGGCAAGGCGCGCGATGAAAAGCTCGTGATCGAGGGCGTCGAGCTCACGCTTGGCGATGTCCTCGCGCGCGCCTTTGCCGATTTTGGCGGCACGGTCGCCGCCTGGAACAAGCTCGGCGACGAGGATCGCACGGCCCGCCTCGAGGCGGCGGCTGAGACGCTGGCCGGTGTCACGGCCGACGAGGAACCGGCCGACGCGGATGCCGACGAGGATCCGGCCGACGCGGATGCCGACGAGGATCCGGCCGACGACGATGCCGACCAGGATCCGGCCGACGACGATGCCGACCAGGATCCGGCCGACGCGGATGCCGACCAGGATCCGGCGGGCGATCGCGGCGTCGTGCCTGACGACAATGTGATCGACGAGTCCGAATCGTCGGCCGGTCAGCTCGTCTAGGGCGCGGCCAGGGGCGGGATTGAACGCATGTCAGATCCGTTTGCGGGCCGTGTGCTCGAGGCGCTCTATGCGTCCGATCTCGCCCTCGACGCCGTTTATGCGCCGCCGGGCGAGGCCTTTGATGCCGAGGCGGGTGCGGTGCGGGTGATCCTGTCCTCGGGCCCGGGCGAGGATCCGGTTGGCCTCGGCGGATACCAGGCGAGCCCGATCCAGGCGCGCACCGCGCTCGAGATCCGCGCCGCCGATCCCGGCTTGCAAGCCGCCGCGCCGGTTGAAAATGGCCAGATCAGGATCGATGCGGCCGCAAACATTTTTCCGGGTGAGACGTTTGTGATTGACGGCGCGCCCTTGCGCCTGGATCCCGCGCGCCTGGTCTGGACCTGTTATGTCAGCGAGGCCGCGTCATGAGCTTTGCGCTTGATCTCGCGCTGCGCGGCAATCTCGACAAGTTTGTCACCGACACAAGCGATGCGCTTTTGCGGGCCAATCGCGAGGCGGTCGAGGCGGCGACGCATGCCATCCGCGACGATCTGCGCAAGGATCTGCGCCGCGCCGGTCTGGCCGAGCTCGAGAAAACCTGGCGCGCGGATCTCTACCCGCGACGCGGGCTCGCCGCGAATCCGGCCGGGTTTGTGTTTTCCCGCGCCGAATACATTGTCGAGGCGTTTGAGCGCGGCGCGACCATTCGCGGCAAGCATGGCAACAAGCTCGCCGTGCCGATCCCGGGCTCGCCCGCCGATCAGATCCGCAACCCGCGCGGGCCCGGTGACAAGGTCGATGCGGCGCGCCGCCGGTTTGGCGAGCTGAAAGTGATTCCCGGCGTGCCTGGCGGCCGCCCGGCCATGCTGGCCGCTGTCGGCGGATATTCCGCCTCGGGCCGGTTCGGCGCACGCAAGCGCCTCAAGTCGGGCCGCTATGGCAAGGGCGCGGCAACCGTGCCGCTGTTCTGGCTGGTCGAAAATGTGCGCCTGCAAAAGCGCCTCAATGTGGTGCAGATCATGGCGCGCGGTGAGCGCCGGTTCGAGGCGCGCCTCACGCATGCGCTCGACACGCGCTTGCGCCGGATTACCGACGGGGCGGGCCGGTGACATCGAAAACCGAGACCGCGCGCTTGGCTTGCCTGGCCGCCCTGGTCGCGGCCGCCGGTGAGGAGGGTTCGAGCCTGCCTAGCACGATCTGGCGCAATGAGCCGCTCGCCCGGGCCTTTGACGAGGGCGCCGATGTTTTCGTCAACCTGGTCGATGGCGACATCGAGCCGCTCGACGAGGAGCTCGGCGAGGATGATGCCGATGAGGGCGAGCTCGAGTTCGAGGTGCCGCTGCGCCTCGAGCTGGTCGTGCGCGGCCGGGATCCGGCGGCGCGCGAGGCGCTGTTTGATGCGGTCCTGGTCGAGATCCGCGATGCGCTGTTTGCCGATCGCACCTTGTCGGGCGCTTGCGATTGGCTTCGCCTGGGGCGGCCGCAATTGGCCAATCTGTCGCTAACGGGAATCCCGGCCATGAAAGCCGGGGAAATGGTCGTGCGGCTCTTGCTCACGGCCGAGGATTATATCGGATAAGGATCACGCTCATGTCGAAATCAAAAGCAAAGCCGGGCCCGGCCAAGGTCAAGGCGCCCGCCGCGCCGCAACCGTCCGCCGATGAGGCGCCGGAAACATCCTCCGCGCCCGCCGCCGAGGCGCCCGGGAGCGAACGCCGTTCGCCGGTTTATGTCCGGTTGACGGCCGACGGCGTCGAATACGGTCCGCGCGGCAAGGTGCTCGCGCTTTCCGCCGACCAGGCCGAGGCCGCCATCAAGGCGGGCGAGGCGGTCGAGGCCAGCGCGGCCGATCGCGCGATCGCGGGCGTCTAGCGGCCCGCTTGTTTCAACCTCACGATCAGGAGATCTAGCTCATGGCCGACTCTTCGGCAGTGCGCGGCCGCACGGCCCGCCTTTATGGCAAAACGCAAAGCGATTTTGTCACTCGCGCGACCGGCAATTATCAGTCGCTCAATTTTTACTCCGAAAACATCGTGCCCTCGGGCGAGCTCGAGAATGATGCCGAGCTCGGCCAGGTCGTCGATAATGACCGGGACATGACCGATCCCGGGCCGGGCCTGAAATCCGGCTCGGGCCCGCTGGTCATTCCGGCGGATCTCAATCAGCTCTTGTTCTGGCTCGAGCTGGCCTTCGGCGCACCGGCGACAACCGGCGCCGATTCCGATTGGGAGCATGTTTTCACCTCGGGCGAGGCGAACCTGCCCTCGGCCACGCTCGAGATCCCGTTCGGCGCCAGCCGGATCAAGGTCGTCGATGGCGCGATGGTGAACGGTTTCACCTTCGGCCTCGACAAGGCGGCGGGTTATCGCACCTTCAGCCTCGACATACTGGCGCGCGATGTCACCGATCTCGGCCAATCGGCCAGCTCGATCGCGGGCACGCCGGTTGCGCTTCCGGCCCGCTCGAAAGTTCCGGCGGCAAAAGGGCTCGTGCGGTTCAATGATACGCTGTCGGGCACGATTGTCGGCGGCGACATGGCGGTCGCGAACAATCTCGAGGCGATCAATTTCGCCGATGGCAATGCCTATGCGGGCGCAATGGATCCCGGCGATTTCGCGTTTTCGGGCTCGCCGCGTTTCCGGTTCAAGCGCGGCGATGCGCTTAACGGGATCCTCGACCTGTTCGCCGACGAGGCCACGCCGTTCAAAATGGAGATGGAATATCAGATCTCCGCAACGCGCACGCTGATCATCACCGCGCCGCGCTGCTTTGCGCCGCATACCGTGCCGAGCATTGACGGCCCGGGCCCGGTCGAGTTCTCGCCGTCCGGCGCCATCATGGCCAAGCAAACGGTCGGCGGATCCGCCGCGCCTGCGCTCACGGTCACGCTCAAAAACGGCATCGAGACGCTCTACTAATGGGCCGCCGTCTCAAGCTGCGCACCGAGCCGCACACATTCGAGCTCGGCGGGGTCACGTTCGAGGCCTGGCCTGCGGGTCAGTTTCAGCGCGATCTCGCCGAGACGAATGCCAGGAATGCGGCCCGGCAATTATCGCAGGCCGGGCAATTGGCGGAATCCTATGCCATGCCCGCCGGGATGGTCTCAAAGATCGTCGCGGGCTCGCTCGATTTTGCCGAGGAGTGCGACATCGATGTCGGTGAGCTCAATCAGCTCGCCGGATACGGCACGCATCTTTTTGCGGTCGAGCTCGGCGTGATCGTGATCAAGTCCTGGCAGGGCGTCGATGACGAGAGCGGCCAGCCGATCGCGCCGTCGCGCAAGGCGATCTCGGCGCTTTTTCTCGATGTCGTCGAGCCGGGCAAGCCGAAAACGATGGCGATCGGCTTTCTCGAGGAGGTCATGACCTTGACCGCGCTCGAGGAGCAAGAGGGAAACGGTTAAGCCGCCGGGCAAAACGCCTTTTCGGGCCCGGCGGCGAAACATGCCGAAATTGTGCCGAGTTTCACGAGGCCTGCTCAAGGGGCGGGCTCACCGAGGACGGCACGCTTTGCCCGCTTGATGCCAATGCGCCGCAAACGCTCGAGGGTGCCGCCGCCTGGCGGGTCGCGCTCGAGCCCGGTGTCTGGCGCTATGCGCCCGAGGCGCATAGCGCGCCTGGGGGGATGATGCTTTTCCGCCGCGTGACTTGCGGCCTCGATCATGAGGCGGCGATCGCGCGCTTGAATATGTCAACGCCGCTCGACCTGGCAGCGGTCCGTTTTTGTCTGTCGGCCATCGAATCCGGCCGCCTGGCCGGTGAGGCCGAGCTTTTGCGCAACAAGGAAACCGCTTAACCGATGCCACGCCGCACGATCACACTGCGCTTGCAGGCCAAGGATGCCGACAAGGTGCTCAATGCCTTGCGGTCAACGGGCGCCGAGGGCCGCCGCATGGCGCAAACCCTCGAGCAATCCGGCCAGCGCGGCTCGCGCGGCCTGCGCGCGATCGACCGGGCGGCGGGCGGCCTGCGCGAGCGGTTCAATTCATTTGCGCAGCGGATCCCGGTCGTCGGCGGTGCGCTCACCGCGCTCGGTCCGGCCGGTGTCGCGGGTGCGGCCGGGATTGTTGCGATCACTGTGGCTTTGCGGGCCGGTTTGCGCATTGCCCGCGAGGCGGTGCGCGCCTTTGACGATATCGCCAAGCGTGCGGACACATTTAACTTACTGACAGACACCTTGCAGGGTTTGCGGCTGGCCGCGATCGAGGAGGATGTCGGTGTCGAGACAATGGAACGCGGCCTTAACCGGCTCGCGGTCGGCGCATCGCAAGCCGCGATCGGCACCGGCACGCTCATCACCGCGCTCGAGCGGTCGCATCCCGAGCTCGTCGAGGCGATCGCAAATGCTGGCACAATGGAGGAGCGCCTGCGCATCGTCACCGATGCCTTGCGCGCCTCGAGATCCGAAACTGAGTTCAATAATATCGCTTATGCGGCGTTTGGCCGGTCCGGTCTTGACATGGCGCGCATGCTGGCACGCGCCGAGGATGGAATTACCGGGCTCACGGTGCGGGCGCGAGAGATGGGTGTCGTGATCGATGAGCACGTCTTGCGGCGTGCTGAGGAGATGGAAAACCGCCTCGGCGTGGCAAGTGAAGTTACGCGGTTGCAATTGCAACGGGCTTTTGTGGATCTGGCGCCTGTTCTGGTCGGCACGGCCGAGCTTATTGGCGACGTGGCCGGGGCAATCAGCGATGTCATTGATACAACCCGCCGCCTTGAGGATCAAAACACTGCGCGTCTCGAGGAGCGCGCAATCGAGCTGCGCGAGCAGATCGCGGCGGCGGCCGAGCGTGAGGCC